ACTGGAACTATGGTGCCGCGCCCAAAGGCTCGTTCGGTGTCGGCTCGCGATCGACGGCACCGGATTCGATCACCATCCACGCCGGCGACAAGGACGCATTTTACGCCCGCTGGGTGGAATTCGGCACGGCGGTCAACCCAGCGCAGCCGTTCTTTTTCCCGGCCTGGCGGTCGGTGCGCAAGAAGGTGATGGCCGCCAACAAGCGGGCGATGTCGAAGGTCGCCAGAAAGGTGGCCGCCGGTGGGCAATAACCCGTCCTTGCCGATCCAGGGCGCGCTGGTCGCCGCGATCAAGGCGATCCCAACGCTCGCCGGCAACAACGTCTTTGACATGGTGCCGACGTCGAACCCGTTCCCGCGGGTGACGATCGGGCCGAGCCAATCGCTGCCGGTGATGGCCGATTGCTACGACGGCACCGAAACCACGGTGCAGCTCGATTGCTGGTCGCGCGCCGTCGGCTTCCCCGAGGTCAAGCAGATCGCCGACCAGATCCGCGGTCGCCTGCACGACGGCGACCTCGCGATCACGGGACACAAGCTCGAATTGATGGTGGTGGAACTGATCGACGAAAGCCGGGACCCGGACGGCATCACCAGCCGGGCGCGACTGCAACTGCGGCTGCAATCGCAGCCTTCACCGTAGGGAAGGAAGAGAAACATGGTCGACATTGTCATCACGCCGGGGAACGTGATTGCCGGCGAAGGCGCCGACATCGATCGCGGAACGGCTGGCGCAACAATCCTGGCGGGCCAGGTGGTCTATCTCAACGAGACGACCAAACGCTATGCGCTGGCCGACAACAACGCCGCCTCGCCGCCCGAGATCAAGATCCCCAGAGGGATCGCGTTGCATGGCGCGAGCAACGGGCAGCCGCTGGCGGTGCTACGCGCCGGCGAGGTCACCATCGGCGCGACCATCGTCGCCGGCGGCGACTATTACCTGGGCGACACCGCCGGCGGGATATGCCCGCGGGCCGACGTTACCACGGGCGAGACGGTCAGCCTGATCGGCCTCGCCAAGTCGACGACGGTGCTGATCGTCAACATCCAGCGCACCGCCGTCACGCTCTAACCCATAGGAGGCCGCAATGGCTCGTCCGACTACACTGAAAGGCTCGAAGGTCCTGATCCTGCTCGGCGACGGCGCGACGCCGACCGAGGCGTTCGTCGCGCCCTGCGCGCTGACCACCAAGGGGATCGAATTCGCCGCGGACACGAACGACTTCAATGTTCCCGATTGCGATAATCCCGATGCGCCGACGTTCACCGAGCGGGTCGTGGCGACGCTGTCGGCGACGATCTCGGGCGCCGGCACGCTGGCGATGGAGAGCTTCGACGAGTGGCGCGAATGGTTCGACAGCGGGCTCGAGAAGAACGTCCGCTTCAAGCTCGACACCACGTCGGCCAACAACGGCGGATACTGGTCGATGAGCGCGATCCTCTCGGCGTTCGGCATCGGTGCCGAGCAGGGCGGGCTGGCGACGATCGACGTCACCATCCTGTCGGATGGCGCCTGGACGTGGACTGACGCCACGCCATAGGGCCAGCGATGGGCAGCACGGCCGACATCGAAATCGACTGGGGTGACGGGCGATACCTGTTCAGCCTGCGGATCGGCCAGATACCGGAGCTGCAGGAGAAATGTGGCGATCCCAACCGGCTCGACGGCACGATCAAGCTCAGCGGCCCGCCCGAGATCGTCTTGCGATTGTCGGTGGGCGCGTGGCGGCTCAACGATGTGCGCGAGACGATCCGCCTGGCGCTGATCGGCGGCGGCAAGACCCCGGTCGAGGCGCTGACGCTGGTCAAGCGATATGTCGATGCCCGCCCGCTCAACGAGAATGTGCTGGTCGCGCAGGCGATCTTGCTCAAGGCACTGAACGGGCCGCCGGAGGAGGCCACCGAAAAAAAAGACGACGCCGAAACGGCGACCGCAGCGACAGCATCATCCACATCGGAAGCCTCTACCGGTGGGGCGGTGCACTAGGCTGGAGTCCGCGACAGGTCGACGAGCTTTCGCTCTGGGAGTTCAGCGAGGCGATCGACGGCTGGAAAACGGCGAACGGAGTCGAGGAAAAGCCCGAGCCGCCGAGCGCCGACGAATTCTATGACATGGTTGCACGGTTGGGGTGACCGATGGCCGAGACGCAGGATCTGCAAAAGCTGGTCGTCTCGCTAGAGGCGCGGACCACGCAATTCGAGAAGGCGCTCAACAAGGCGAACGCCACCGCGCAGCGCCAGACCCGCGCGATCGAGAACCGCTTCAAGGCGATGAACACCCAGATCGCCAAGTCGGGGTCGGGGATCGGCGCAGCGTTCGGCAACCTCAAGGGTATGCTCGGCGCGGCCGGGATCGCGATCGGGGTTCAGCAGATCGTGAGCGGGATCAGGGAGATTCTCGCGGCGGCCGATGATCTGGTCGACACGTCGAAGCGGCTCGGCATCCTCCCCACTCAGCTTGAGCTATTCCGGCGGGCGGCTGAGATCGGCGGCGCCTCTGCCGGGGAATTAGACGCCGGCCTGAAAAAGCTGCAAGTCAACTGGGTGGCGGCGGCGACCAAGGGCGGAGCCTTTGCCGACTTCCTCGAGTCGCAAGGCGTGGCGCTGCGCACGGCGAGCGGCGAGATACCAGACCTCAATACCCAGATGAAAATCATGGCCGACCTGCTCAGCCGCACCACCGACGAGGCGCAGCGGGCGGCGATTGCCACGCTCGCCTTCGGGCGCGGCGCCGCCGGGCTGGGCGAGGCCTTCGCCAGCGGGTCGCTTGAGGAAGCGCGGAGGGAATTCGAGAAATTTGGACAGGCCACCGACGAGCAGATTCAAAAGCTCGCCGCTGCCCACGACAAGATCGAAGAATTCTGGTCGGCCTTCAAGCGCAACGCCGCGATCGCCACCGCCGAGGGGATCACCGCGATCGAGTCGTTCGGCAAATCCGTGACTGATCTCGGCGCAGTCACCAAGGCATTTATTGAGGACCCGAACGTTCGCACCTTTTTCGACATGATGTTCGGTGAAGGCGCCGCCGAGAAGCTGGGCCTTGAGGAGCCGATTAAGAACACCAACGACCTTCTGGAGCGGCACCAAAAAGAGATCGCCGAGACAACAGCGCAAATCGAATTGCTGCGCAAGGAGCGCGACCGGCTGGCGGCCGAGGACGCCACCTTCGACCTTTCCGGATTCGATGCCGAGATCGCCCGACTGCAAGAGCGCATTGCACAACTCAACGCCGAGATTCGCGACTCGATCGGGCTGATGGACCAGATGGGCTCGATGCGGCGGCAGGCCGAGAGCTACGTCGATTTTCAGCTTCGCCGGGCGCGGGGCGAAACCGCGATCCCCGGCGCGCCGCCGCAGCCGTCCTACTCGCCATTGCCGTCCTATCCGATGGCCACGGTGCCGCCCAAGGTCAAGGCGGACGTGGAGATCGAGATCGACGAGGATTCGGTCGAGGACGCCGCCGAGAAGGCCGGAAAGAAGATCGCCGGGTCGCTGGCCGATGAACTGACCAATGCGATCGGCGCCTGGGAAACCCGAGGCATGACGGCGGCGCAAGCTTACGCGGCCACCGGGGCGGCGGGCGAGATCGGCCGCTATCAAATCATGCAGGCCAATATCGGACCCTGGTCCCGTGAGGCGCTGGGCTATTCCGTCTCGCCCGCCGCTTTCCGCGCCAGCCCCGATCTCCAGGACCGCATCGCCCGCTTCAAGGTCGGGCAATATCTCGAACAGTACGGGCTGGAGGGCGCGATTCGCGCCTGGAATACCGGCCAGCCCGGCGGCACCACCACGCCCGGCTATGTGCAGGGGGTGATGGGGATGCTCGAAAGCGGGGCGGGCTTTCGGGATCTGCAAGACGGCATCAGCGACACCAGCGATGCGATGAGCGGGCTGGTCGACAAGCTGGCCGAAATGCGCTCGATGTCGGAGGACTTTCTTAACACCTTTGTCGACGGGCTCCTGGAAGGCAAGTCGGCGGTCGAGGCGCTGGGCGATGCACTCGAGGAGCTCGGCCGGTCGCTTATCAAGAGCGGCATCCATATGCTGGTCGGGTCGATCTTCCCGAATATCCCAGCCGGCGGCGGCGCGGGCTTGCTCCAGGCTGGCGGGCCGATGTGGCCGGGCCATGCCTATAAGGTCCACCGCGACGAACTGATCGTGCCGCGCTCGCCGATGCAGGTGATCCCGGCGTCAAGGGCGGGCGGTGGCGGCGGGGCGGTGGCATTGACCTATGCCCCGAATATCAACATCGCCGGCAATGCCGATGACGCGGCGATCCGGAGGATGCGCGACGGGATGCTAGCCGACATCGAGCAGCGGCTTCCCAACATGGTCCGATCCGCGCACCGGGACCGGCGGCTATGAGGGGGTGAGACATGGCTTCGTCGATCGTCATGCCTGCGCTGCCGCCGACCGGCTGGAGCTTTTTCTTGGCGGTCAGCGATGAAATCGCGGGCGAGCGCGGCCAGCAAATCCGAGTCAAGCAGCTGGGGCCTGACCTGTGGTCTGGGCGGTTCGAAAGCGCCCAGCTTCCCCGGCTGGCCGCCCGCTCACTCAAGGCGATCCTGCACGGCATTCTGATGCAGCGCACGACGTTCTATGGCTGGGATCCCGGCGGACAATACCCGGCGGCTGACCCGCTCGGGGCGAAGATCGTCACCCCGGCCAACATCAAGATCAACTCGCTCAATGCCGACGCGCAGCGGATGAGCCTCAAGGGCTTGCCGGCCAGCTATAAGCTGACGCGCGGCGATTATCTGAGCTTCAACTACGGCTCGCCGGTCGGCCGGGCCCTGCACCAAATCTGGAGCCCGACCACCACCACCGCCAACGCCAGCGGGGTCACCACCGAGTTTTGGGTGACGCCACGGATTCGGCCTGGCGCCGGGATCGACGCGGTGGTCGCCCTGGAGAAGCCCAGCGCCGAAATGATGATCGTGCCTGGCAGTCTGGTGACCAGCGACGGGCCACGTTTCGGCTCGATCTCGTTCGAAGCGCTGCAGGTGCTGCCGTGAAGGCGTTGACCGCCGCGGAGACGGCGGCGCTGGCGGCCCGCGCGCTCGCCTTTCGGAACCTGGTGTGGATCACCGCCAAGGATCGGAATACCGGTGCGCCCACATCGTTCGGCTTCTGGGATGACGTGGGAACCCGCGCCCTGCAAGTGATCGACGCGCTCACCGGGACGGCGGTCACCCGCACCTTCACCGGCGCCGGCTCGCTGCTCACCATCGATGACCTGGTGGCGACCTCCGAACTGGCGGTGCAGACCTTTATGATCCGGCTCAGCGGGGTCGACGCCAGGGTGGCCAACGCGGTGCGCGGCTATGATGCGCGCCTGGCGCCGATCCAGGTCTACCGGCTGATGCTCAATCCGGCATCCGGCGCGCCAATCGCGGCGGCGCGGGCTCGCTTCGTCGGGATCGTCGATACCCTCACCATCAACGACCCGCGCCGGGGCGCCCAGGGCGTCATCGAACTCACCGCCGTCAATCAGATGCGCGAACTGAGCCGCGCCAACCCGGACATGATCTCCGACGATTCCCAAAAGGCGCGGGCGATCGCCCCGGCGACCACCGATCGGTTCTATCAATACACCAACGCGGTCGCCAACTGGACCGTCGCCTGGGGCGCGCTGTCGGTCAGAGAGCAACGGCAGCGCAACAAGAAGAAAAAGGACAAGCAATGAACCGGCTGGCGAACTGGCGGACGGCTTTTTTCGACGCGATCTCCGCCCACCGGCCCTATCCGTTTGAGTGGGGTGCGCACGATTGCGCGCTGCTCACCGCCGACTGCATCAAGGCGGTGGTCGGGCTCGACCTGGCGGAGCCGTTTCGAGGCCGCTACCAGACCCAGACCCGATCGCTCGAATTGCTCCGGGAGCTCGGCTATCGGGATACGGCGGCGATTCTCGCCGAGCACTTCCAGGAAATCCACCCGTCGCAGGCGATCGTCGGCGACGCGGCGCTGATCCCGCTGAGCCGACGGCGCCGGGCAGCGGTGGCGCCGGTGGTGGGGGCCGAACTGGTGGTGTTCGCACCTGGCGGTCCGATGGGGTTGGTGTCGCTGACTGAAGCGTCGCGGGCGTTCAGGATCGAAATCGGGGAGAATTGACGTGCCTCCAGTCGGTGCAGCACTCGGTGGGATCATCACCGCGGTCACGGGCGGCGCGCTGACCTTCGGCGGCATCGGCTCGGCGTTGCTCAAGATCGCCGCCGGGTTCGGCCTGACCTACATTTCCAAGGCGCTGGCGGGCAAGCCTGACGATTTGCTCGGCGTCGGCGCCAACAAGCCGGGCGGCGTCCAGGCGACGATGACGGTCGGCGATTCAACCTCGCGCGGGATGATCGTCGGGAGATGGGCGACCGCCGGCTCGGCGGTGTATCTGCGGCACTGGGGCGAGACGAACAAGGTGCCCCATGCCTACCTGGTCCAGATCATCCGTCTGTCCGACCTGCCGATCAGCAACGTCCTCGACATCTACGTCAACGGCGAGAAGATCACCTGGCAGAGCGGCTCAAGCGGTCGCGGCTTCGCGGTGCCGCAATATCGCAAAAACGGCATCGATTACTTGTGGATCAAGGTCCACATGGGCGACCAGACCAGCTCCGACGATTACCTGTCCTCGAAATTCCCGACCGGGCCGCGCGACTGGGACGGGCGCCATATCGGCTTCGGCGTCGCCTATGCGGTGGTCACCAGCCGCTATTCCGAGAAGCTGTTTCAGGGTGGCCGGCCGGAATGCCTGTTCGTGCTGAACGGGATCAAGCTCTACAACCCGACCAAGGATTCTTCGATCGGCGGCTCCGGGACGCACCGCTGGGACCAGCCCGCGACCTACGAGTTCAGCAACAATCCGATGGTGGTGATCTACAACATAATGCGCGGCATTCGCTATCGCGGCGAATGGGTCTACGGCCCGCAAACCGTCTCACCGGCGCAATTGCCGTTCGCGCCCTGGGCTGCCGCGATCAACGAATGCAACGTCATCGTCACCAACCGTGACGGCACGTCCAATGCCCAGTATCGCTGCGGCGCCGAAATCTGGTGGGACACTGACGCCGGGGCGGAGATCGCCGAACTGCTCAAATGCTGCAACGGCCGGATCGCCGATTGCGGCGGGATTTACAAGCCGAAGGTCGGCCCGCACGTCTCCTCCGGCGCCCCGGTCCTGTCGTTCACCGACGCCGCGCTGTTGATGACCGATGAGCACGATTTCAAGATGTTCCCGACGCTCGACGACACCGTCAACGGCGTCGACGCCACCTTCATTTCACCTGGCGACGGCTGGATGGAAAAGGCGCTGCCGCCGCGCCGCAAGACCGCTTATGTCGAGGCTGACGACGGACGCGAGAACGTCGCCGACGTGACCTACGCCCATGTCTGGGACAAGTTCCAGGCGCAGCGGCTATCGGGCGCGATCATGAAGGAATCGCGGCGCTTCCGGCGCCACGTGATCGTGCTGCCGCCCGAAGCCTACATCCTCGAGCCGCTCGATTTCGTCTCCTGGACCAGCGAGCGCAATGGCTACATCGACAAGCTGTTCCGGGTGGAGTCGATCGCCGATCGCAATGACGGCGACCAGGTGGTGGGAATTCAGGAAGTCGATCCATCGGACTACGATTGGTCGCCGGATACCGACGAAGTCGACGTGCCCGACAGCGTCCAGATCATCGATCGGGCGCCACCGCAATCGATCCTCAATTTCAAGGCGGTGCCGAAGATCATCGATGGCGGTTCCAGCATCGATCGGCCGGCGATTCACCTGACCTGGACGGGCACCGATCTCGACGATGTCCAGACCATCAAATTCGAAGTGCGGATGAGCTCGTCGATCGGGCCGCTGATTGTCCAGGATGAAATGGCGGCGCCCGAGGCTGGCGTCTACGATCTCACCAAGAATCTGACCAGCGGCATCGTCTATGTGGTGCGGGCGATCTTCGCTAGCGCCGTCCCGACCCGCGACTTTGTGTGGACCAACTGGATCACGGTGACCACGCCAGAGACGCCGATTTTCATCGAGGCGTTCGCCGACGCCCTGCAGGAGCTTATCAATGCCGGCAGCGCCAGCGGCGCGGTGATCACCGAGAAGGTGCTGCCGACGCCGCCCG